AAAAGATTCGAGCGCAGTGACTTATATATTGCAGAACTCGAAAAAGAGGTAGTCCAGTTCTTAATGGAAGTGGAAGACAAAGTTAAAAAACTCAATGAAATTAAGGTGTAAATATGGAACAGCGTGACAACTCAGGTGTTTTGTTCAAGAACGACAAGAAAGAAAAAGACAGTCACCCAGACTACAAAGGCAACATTCGTGTTGCTGGTCAGGAATTCTGGCTATCAGCATGGGTAAAAGAGGGTAAGAACGGTAAGTTCATGGGATTAGCTGTAAGCCCTAAAGAAGAACAGGCAGCATCAGCAGCCAAAGCCAAGCCTAAAGCTGGTTTTGATGACATGGATTCTGATATACCTTTTTGATGTAATTCAATGGGGAAAGCGTAAGTGAGTACCCACTAACTAACAGGAGTGAATGATGAGTAAATTAGATGATATACATTTTGGCGGTGAAGTGAAAAAATTCTTTAACTTACCTATTTTTGGTCGGGCTAGAAATTCTGACCCAATCACAAGCTATGAAGCGGCTGATGCAGCTAAAGATTTGGCATCCAAGCATTTCAAAATAATTGTGGAGTGCTTGAAGGATCATGGTGCGCTTGGAAAAGATGGCATAGCCAAGCAAACAGGTTTAGATTCAAGTCAAGTATCAAGACGCTTAAAAGAATTGTCCAAAATGGATTTGATTGAGTTGACAGGTCAAACAGTCAAGTCTAAATCTGGTTGCAATGAGCGTGAATGGCAAGTCAAACGCAACTCTTAAAGATTGGAGAAACAAAGTGATTACAAACACAATAATGATAATTTTGTTATTAGCTATTGGAACATTTGTTGGTATTTTAGGAGTATTCTTTTTTATTTTATTTATTGGTGAGTAACTGTCATATTTTTGGGATAAAGTGGTTTTGCGGGATTTTCCGCATCCATTTTTTAGGGGAATATTATGTACAAGGTTGTGATTGACATTGGCGATTGGTCTTGGGACGAAGACCAAACAGTGACTATTCAGACGGCTGATTTTGACAAAGCTCAAATCATTCAAGAATTCGTTGAATTCCAAAAAGAACATGGTTGGGCTGCTGACTATGACTTAGTTGAAGACTATGATGACGAAGAAGAAGAAGAAGACGAAGCAGAAGATGCTCAGTGCGATGAAGAAGTAGAAGAAGAAGAAGTTGAATACGCTGTCGGTGACATCGTTGAAGATGAAGACGGACTTGTATGGGAACTGGTTGGCTGATATACTAGCCATGCAGTTGTTTATTGCAGGGGGCGTAATTGCCCCCTTTTTTTATACATTATGTATTTTGCCTCTAAACTCAACTTGACCATCTGCCCAAGTATGGACTAACTCAGGCCACAATAAATTACCGTCATGGAATGTCAGAATAGCAAATCCTGATCGCCAGTTGGTAGGCGATAGTTCCAGATAATTTTCAAACTGTGGTCCTGTGGGTTCAGCTAAAGTGCCTGTGTCCACGCCATAACGTGTACCATGATAATCGTCAAACGGCGTGACCTTTAAGCTGTGTAGATGCCCAGTACAAATATTTACCCCGCTATTCAAAGTATTGTTATGGGTAGCGTGAATTCCACCTTTCCAACGGTGTTTGACAATAGTATTTTCAGTAGGCCAACACGCCCAGCATGGATGCCACGCAGGGAAATGATCTTTAAGACTAAAGCCCTTGACAAACTCATATTGTGGTGCATTTGCCGCTAAACGGTTTTCAAACCTTGCATCATGATTGCCAAGTGTCCAGATTAATTGCGTGTTGCTTCTAACTTTCTTAGCTGTATCTTCTATTTCACCAAGTGCTATATCACAGGCTTTGAGTTCTTGAATTACGCTTGGTGTTGAGTCCCACCCGATCCTGGGATACCTCGAAATCGAAGCGCCGTCAAAGGCGTCACCTGCATTTATGACCGCCTTTGGTTTGAACTCTGAAATAGCCCATAGAAGCCCTTTAAATGCCGTAGTATGTATGCCAGGCCAGAAGTGAGCATCACTGAAAATAATTACCACGCCGTTTAAAATTCCTAAATCTTTACGGGCTGCGCTAGGGTGTGTAGATATAGTTTGTATAGGTTTTTTTGCTTCTAAAGACTCACCATATTTGATCTCTAAAGCTCTACGCCTACGAGAAATATTTCTGATGTTCATCCCAGTAGCTGTCGCCATGTGAGTCGCTGACTGATACTGTTTCCATAATTCAAGGAATTCTTGGTCATTCAGTTTCATATATGCGCCTTGTTAAAACCATAATATTGACGCATATTTATGACAGTTTGCTTAACTAAGCCTGTAAACCATTTAGATAAGTAGTCTTGCCAGCAACTTTGACAGCAGTCAATTCTTGTTTCTTCAGGTTGTTAGGGTCATAACTTACATGAACCCAACCTGAGTTTGGTTGACCTTGGGTGTAAAACTCTAAGATCAATTGGGTGTAGTCAAGATTGTCCATGATCCATTGGGCGAGTTCGGGATTAGGCAAAGCATCAATCTCAATGTCAGCAGCTTGACCTTTGCAGTGGTCAGAGGTCTTAGAACCACCAACAGCCGCATTACTCTCAGGACTACGATAGCCAGAGTTAACAGTCACCGACTTGCCAAAATGCTCACGCACAGGCTGAAGAACCATCTCACACAATAACTTCAGGTTCTCAATGGTTGCGTCATCAGGCGTATTGTCAATACCTAAGCGAGTGGCAGTGTCAGACTTGGTGAGTTCTTTGAGGGTGAAGTTGGTTGATAAGTTCATGGTTTTCCTTTCAAGGTTTGGTAGACTGAGTTGTAGGCATCGATACAGGCGTTGAGTTGCCTTGTGTTGGCATCTCCTTGGTCTGTGATGGCGACAAGAGATTTAGCAATCGTTCCGTCAAGTTCGGCTGTTGCTTGAACGCTATCTCCGCTGGCAGGGGCGGTATCTGTGGCGGTTGGTACGGGGCAGTTGGCTGCTTTGACAGGAATCCGCAACTTGAAAGTTCCAGAGTCAATAGCAGAATGCAACTTTTGAGTTTGAAGTTTGGCTTCATAGTTTGCCTTTGCAAGTTTATTTGAAGTGTTGTTTACAGCAGACACTAATGCCTGTTCTTTTTGTCTAGCCTCTGCATTAAGTCGGGCAATTTCCATCTGCTGTTTAGCAAACTCATCTTGCCCACCTTTATAGTATCCACCGCCAAAGGATGAGCAGATAGCTATCAAGATAGCCAACAGCACCCAAGGATTAAATAGACTCATGGTGTTGGAGGCTCATCATTGTCTGCAGCCTCTGCCTTGGCAATTGCCTTGGCACTGGCTGAGACAGCACTACGACCAGCTACACCACCAAGTACACCAGTGATGAAGACCATGATGGTATTGATTTGCTGTGTATAGACTTTATCTATCGCTGCCATGCCATTCATAGGCTGAGTCACAAATGAAACGCTATACAAGAACATAGCTACAGAGCCAAGGAGAATCATCGTCAAGGAGAAGATGACAATAGCCCAAATCCTGACTTCAATTTCTTCAGGAGTTAGGCGGTTATTTTTGTTCATAACGATGGTAGGCATTACTTTTTCTCCTTTTCGGGTGTTACGAGTTGTTCAGGGCAAGTACCTGTAGCGGTACAGATTGGGGGTTTGCATTCAGCACTAGGCCAGTTTTGAGGGTTTTGACAAGGATACCTAAAGCGGTCTTCGCACCCTGTCAAATATAGGATTGTCGCTAATAGTATCAGGCTCTTTACGATCTTTATCACGTTGTTTCCTTTCAATACGTTTCTCAATTTTCTCAATTTTATCTAAGGCATTTTTAGTTTCATTCTTTGCGTCCAGAATGTCTAAATACAACATTGCACCCAAAGGAAGCATCAAGGCAACCAAAATACAAGCAGCAATCCATCCCACTATATCCTCCTCAACTGGCTTACGAATATTAGCCACATCCATATATAGAGGAGGAATATTCCTGTTATTACTAGGTACGCCGACTTTGCTTGGAAGTTTCTTTGTCTGTCCTTGCGTAGCCATTCCCTGTACCTCTCTTGTGCTTCTTGTTTCAATCTAGCCTGTTCTTGCTCCTCTTGAATTATCTCTCTCATATCAAACACTTCAGAGTACAAAGCACCCATCTCTGGAGGACTCTGGTACACCATGCACTCACGAATCTGAACAACCAACTCAGCCATTTGCTGTTGAGCCATAACCCTGTTTAGGGCGGCTTCCATGTGGTTTTGGTCAGGATCGTAAACGCTTCTAGACTTTTCTTCTTCCTCTCTTATGTGAGCAGCAAGTTGCTCTTGGATACGGAAAAATTCAGTGAGTTGTTTGACAATGTTGACCTTGACTTGAGTTTCATCAACTCGAACATACTTTTCTTTCTTTTTTTCCACAGGCTTGGTGGATGGCTTGGGATTCTTGTTAAAGAACCCTGTAAGTTGCCGCCAAAATCCGTATGCTTCTTGTCCAATCCCAACCGTTTCTTCAACTGTCGATTTAACTTCCATAAAGGAAGTCTTGACCTGCTTGTAAAGCTCACAACCCTCTTTGATTGCTGCAACACAAGCATTGGCGGCAAACAATAAGCTGATTGGATCAATTTTGCGTCCTTAGTTTCTACGGAGTCCAAGCAGGGTTTGTGGAGAAATACCACCTCCAAGCAAACCACTATATTCTGAAATTGTTTGACCCATTCCACGAACAAGGTCTGGTCTTTGACGTAATGCAATATCAGCAGCACGAATACCCATAGGAGAATAAAGTGCGCTTGCTCCAGCTATAGCAGGTATAGACACTATTGGTTTTGATAGGGCAGCAATTCCACCCAATGAGCCAATAGCCAATCTACCCTCTAAAGTTGA